CTATCTAGTTAGCGACTCACTCATAACAGATAATACCCTCTCTACTTCATTCGTCATGTCCTTTAATGTCTCAACGATACCCGTTCTAATGTCTAGTTCAGGAAATGTAAATACTATATCAACTGGAATATCTAATTTTTTATGGAATAGATATGTAGTTGGGAGAACAGCATCACCAATAAAGTAAGGATGAACAAAGAAACCCTGCCATACAATATCTCTTCTAGAATTAGAGATAATCATGTTAGTAATGTTGATATTTGGAGGGAAATCTGGGACAAGCTCACGGATTCTTGCACTCGATAATTTTGTTAAATTACCTGCGGAAATAGGAAGCTTATGCTTATCCTCTATATTAGTTTTATGAATTAAATATAGTAAAACATTTCCACTTTTACCTGCATAAGGTTTAACGCTCGCTATGGCTGAATAAAATTCATTACTTACATTACTTACATTCCCCCCTAAACTCCTCTTAATTGTTTCGGGAAAATTATCAATATCTTTTGCGAAAGGAAATTGAATTTTTCTATGCTTTTCTTCCTCCACATGTGGACTTACTGCCTGCCAATAAGCATGATCTAAAGCAGATCTAAGGTTATGAATAACATCTCCACAACGAGTAACAGTCATATCGAAAGACTCTTCATTTACTTTGGCGAAAGTAGATTTCTCAAGAGTTGTAGTGTTTGTTTCTAGGAAATAGCTATACGGTGGGTCTGTTACTAAGTTTTTGGAAATCTCTGCTATAAGCTCTCTAGCTCTTCTAATTTTATTTTCCGCACTTTTAAACTTCATTATTTCTCCTAAGCAATATTTCTTAAGTTGGTCTGATTGATTTATTGTTCTTCAAATACTACCCCAAAAACCATTTAACATTTAACATTTATTCACCATAATCCAGCTTCATCATCTCAGCTTGCATGCGCTCGGTATTAATCCACTTTGCATAGATTTTGGTGAACGTAATAATATCGTGGCCCATCTGATACGCAGCAGCAGAAACATCGATCATACTATTGAGCATTGTAGTCGCATAAGTATGACGGCAATTATAAGCTGGCCGTGCTCTTATACCGATCACTGGTAACACTTCTTGAAACTTTTCGGACAACTTATCTGGCCTTGTCCATGGCTCATCGGTGTGTAAGCTGATAAATAGGCGTGACTGGTGGCCAGTGAGGACCTTGAGTCTATCCAATACGACCAATATCTTATCATTGAGATAGATATTGCGGATTTCATTAGTCTTAGTTGATAGCTGCACTTTTCCACTGCTCAACGTCTTACTTACTTTTGCCAATCGGTTGGTTATATCTATGTCAGCCCAGTCTATGGCCAATGACTCACCAGGGCGACAACCGGTCCAGAACTGCCATACAAAATATAGATACCAAATCTCTTTATCATCTGTCCAATGGCTTTGCATATAATCAAGTATGGCCATACGCTCATTAGGCAAAAAAGGATCTGGCTCATCCTTTTGAGTCTTCTTATTACGAATACGTTTAGTGGGCAACTCTTCAATAATTTCATCAATAAATGCTAAATCAAACACTCCACGCAGTGGCGTGAGTGCGTCATTAGCAGTTTTAGCGCTGCTAAAGTTATTCTGTGCGAGTGCAGTACGCACCATTGCCGGTGTTATATCAGCAATAGCAATGGACGCAAAAAAAGGCATCCACTTATTTTTGAGGATGCCTTTATATTTACGTCTAGTGCCTATATTGCCGCTATCTAAGCTATCAAGATAAAGCTGTGCATAGTCTGCAAAAAGTGGTCTATCATCTGCTGCCGTCTCATCGATAATATTACAAGCTAATTCGATATCTTTTACCGTCAAATTCTCCCATTTTCTACGAGCCATTAAACTAGCTCGTAGCTTTCCCGCTTGGGCAATATTCTTTGGCGTCGCCGTGTACGGGAGGACGAAGTACCTGCGCCCTTCTCCTTTGATTGGGATATTAATTTCGACGCTGCCGCTTCGCACTCTAACGCCTTTTGGATACCCTGCTGGTCCAGCCATTCATTCCACCCGTTTAGACTAAAGTAAATCTTATTATCAATCTTTTTCCACACTTTGCCTTCTGGCCATTTATCTTTTGCCATGTATAAGCGTTCGTGTGGTAGACCAATAAGTTTACCAAATTGCGGAAGTGTTACCCAGTCTAACGGCACATTTGACTTGATAATTTCAATAACGTCCATCTTACTTTTCCTCCAAATTTATCAGATAATGCGCAAACGTCGCTATCAAACCTAAGATCAGCGTCGCCCATGCCCCACCCCATTGACTATGAGTTTGCCCGTCAAGGCCTAGCACCATCAACCAAAAGAAAATTAAAATTGGCAAAATATTGATGACGATGAACACCTTAAGAAACATCTTTATTGCTGTATATTTCTTAGCAGTTTTCACAGTCACTCTCCTTTATTTAATTCAATCGATACTAGCCAAATCACCGCGACCACCAACATACCCAGTAAGATAGCTGTGCCAGTGATAACTAAAATCTGTTCATTATTAGTTAGCATCACTCCCCCCGATCATCAGAAGGGAAGAAGCAGTCATAGCAAGAGCCCAAATCATTGCGATAAAAGGTACTACCGCAAAAAGGACATAAAGGGATGCCCCCACCCACTGCTTGGCGTCTAGCCGGTATATCTTCGCCACATTCCAAACATTCTGTCAGTGACGGTTTATCAAATTTTGGCGCGCGACTTAGGCAGTGAGACATTGTTAAATCTAAATAGTCGTTTGCGCGATCAGCATCATCAGCCATTTTAAAATCCTTATAAAAACCCTACCCCAAACAATAAGAGCAGGGCTTAAAACCTTAATTTAGTGTTTAACCCTGGAATTGACCAATGCAGACGCTAACCCCATCAAACACACGGGTTGCAACAATATCTGCAAACTCTTTAGCCAATTCATCGCGTACAGACTGCAATGCTTTAATCTCAAGCTTAAATACCGGCTGCCCATCATCGTTGCTAATACCCAATCGCAAAGCAAGATTACGCGCAGGTATGCCCTGATAGCACTCATCGTTGACAGTAAAATACGCAGGCAATGCCCCATCAATACTTTTTGCCTCAACTGATTCTAAGCGTGAGCGCGTTTCGCGGTAATTACCCGCATGACTGTCTGTTTGGGCGCTCTCATCAATACGCATGTTGCGCACCGCATTGATGGCTTTAGCATTTTCAATTTCATTGCCATCAGCATCACGGGCAACCACCTTATGGCCCCAGTCTTCTAAAAATTCTGCAAACACTTTTTGATTGCAGCGCCCCATATCATGCATACCCATTAGCTTTTTAAACATAACAGTACGTTCAGCATCTAAGACAGCTTTATGATCAAGGCAACCCTGCTCAAAACCATCCGCATCAAAGTTCAGTATTGCCACAGCCCGCATCTGATTTTTATCAACAAAAACACTGATATGTTCAGGCTGCGCATTTAGCTCAATATAATCGGCAAAACTGTCGATATCTTGCGTCGCAAAAATACCCCGCTTGCGATTGCGTCCAGCATCAAACTGCTCTAAGTCCAAGATTTTGGCATTTGGATTGATAAGCGCTGTGTGCTCATTAACCAACTCATGACGTAGTAATGAGCTGTCCTCGGTAAGCGCAGCTGCAACTGCTGATTCAGTTTGGTAATCTTTATAATATGACATGGTATAATCCTAATTGAGATGAGTTTGTTTGTTGGTGATAAGCGAGTGTTAGAGCACTCACTTATCGTTGTAGATGACTTTGGTTAGACGTCTGTTTCTTGGTTGGTTTGGTCAAACAGACCAGCTGTATGATTCGCATACAGGCTCATCTCACCACCTTTATTGACGTGCATTGGCGTTTTACGTGCATAGTCTTCTTTACGGCTACCAAACTTTTCAGGTGCGGTGTATTCAAGTTTGTGCTTGATACCAACTTGCATGGACTCTTTATCACCCATCTGCTCGATATCCAGCGTGATTTTAACTTGGCCTTTCTTACCAGTAGCAACCACTGCATCTGCAACATCACTTAATGCATGCCCGATTTGGTCAGCAAACGCACCGCCAGTTAAATCGCCTAAGAATTTAGTGGTATCTGTTGGTTTTAAATTACTCATAGTCTTGCTCCAGTTATGCCCTTATAGGCAGTTAAAAATTAATAGTTAAGTTCAAGCCATCTTCTCAACGTTCGCTTCGATACGCTTATAGCCGATACCGTAGCGATATTCTATTTTCATCCCACGGTCAGCCAAGCGGCAAGCTCGCCCGACCAAGTGACGACCAGCGCTGCATGCGTCTACAATCTCCCAACAGCTTGTGTCTACTTCTAGCCAACTCAAGCCATAATTGTTTGCTGCAAACGCAATTCTTTTAATCTTTTTTGACATTACTACTCTCACTTGCTTGGATCATTGCATCTGCCCAATCACGTATATCTTTTAAGCGGTCGATGCTGAATTTTTTAAGGATATAAATATCTGCTTTGTCTGGCATTTTGTTATGCGGCGTTTGCAGCTTGATAAATAGCGCGTCATCTCTGACAAACAAATGAGCACGGCGGTTAAGGGATAATGTTTTACTCATCGCCGTAGCTCCCGTAATATCAGACTTTTAATCGTACCGGCTGCGTATAACTGCCCGTTTTTACCATCGATATTGACGACATGATGGTTGCGCGTACCGTAATGCTCTCTATCGATTGCTAGGTAATAACCATGGTGCTCAGCTTTTTTACGTTTATCGCTACGATTACATATTTGGCGCTTGTAATTATCAGGCGTACAACTGAGCAAGACGCTGATGTCAGGTATGACGCCCTCAGCACCCCAAAGCGGATGAATCATACGACGTTTGACAGCGGAGTCAGCATTGCGATGCTTGTCGAACAAAATGACATCTAAGTGCATATACTCACCAAGCAAATAATCATCATCAAAGTTGACTACATCGATACCGCGCTCAAGCTTAATGACGTCAGTGATGATGCCTTGCGCATTTAAGCAACGTTGCACACGTTCGCAGGCTGTTGTCACTCCGATATGCGGCGCACCACTGACGTTAACTAGCAAAGGCCCTTTATGTTTTTGGGTATTGATAGACATTACGCTACCTCACTGTGTTCGCTATTGGCAGCTACGACGTCAAGTAGCGGCTCAAGGTTAATGTTATGAGCATACGCCTTGCGTAAGTCAGCTTCTAAATGTACCAATACAGCCCAATACATTGGATTGATACGGCAACGACGCTGTGACACTTGCACGATTACTAGGCGCAGTTGCTCAGCGACATCAAGCATAGTGTGCTGGTCGCGTAGTTCGATTGGCTTGGCAATATGCTTGCACCACTGGTTTTCGGCATCGCGTAAAGCGGTACGGCTGACAGCGTTGCTAAGTTTGGCGTTGTGCATGAGCGATACTAAGATAGTACTCGGCTTGATATTGGCTATATTACGCATAGCAAGCCTCCAACGCCGCACGGAATGCTGGCAGTTCGGCTTCGGTTATTGTCCGCAAAATTGCAAACGCTTCGCTGGTTGTGTTCCATCCCGCATCTGCCATCGGCCCGCCATCCCTAATGAGCAATAAGTCCGCAACATTAATTTGGTCAGGTCCGCGCATTAAAACCGCATAAGCATCTAAAGGTTCGTAAATCAAAACATCCCATGCCATCAACTTATTTCCGCCAATCGCATAGTCGTCTTCGCTAAAACGGTCCATGCTATGCATGCGCTGGATAAGGGTTTCGGATAGGTTCTTGATAAAGATGAGCTGCATGTCAGCTTGGGTGATTTGTGGTATTGACTCAGACAGCCAATTACGTTGGTCTAATACGTCATCGATATGTGGGACGCATTCGTCTGAGTCGCTACCGCTTAGATAATCGACATCGTTGACAGTTTCGCGATTGATATCATTTTCCCAAGGAGTGGATGTTATAGGCGCATCATTAGCTGCTTCAGCTTGCATGGCTGCAAGTAAGCGGTCGCCATGACTGTCATTTTTAACTGACAGTGCACGGGTCAATTCGTCGATTTTCGCTTTTAAAGCATCAATATCAGCTTTGGTTTCGTTATCAAACCCGATTTCAAAGCGCGTGATTAGCTTAGCTAGCTTGTTTTGAGTGCTCATGCCACACCCCCCATCGTCATAGCGACAATCAATAGGGTGCAAAGCGCCATAAACCAACGCGTATTTCTATGCGCTCGTTTGGCGTTTATTTCACTTTGGCTGAGTTTTTGCTCAGCGGCTTGGAGCTGCTGATTGCGTTCTGCGAGGATTATCTGTAAGCGCTCAAACTCGGCTTGAGCGCGAGAGGATTGCAAGATGTCTTGAATATTTGGATGTGACATGACGATATACCCGTTTTGTTGATTACGGGTATAATTAAAACATTTGTTTTATTACTCGTCAATACATTTGTTATATTTTAGATAAATAAATATAACAATAGATGCTAAATACTACCATTTTTCATTAGGTGGCCAGTCAAACACCCAGCCGATAATCTTAATAATCTTTTCAAAATCCTTTTTGCTTATAATTTCATCTTTGTACATTTCATTATCTGATCGTATTATAAAGTCGCCAGTAGCTGTCTTTAGTATCCTTTTAACTTTCAAATCTCCGTCTACACTAAATGCATATATCTTACCTTCGCGGATAGCAAAATCAGCTTTGCTGGTATCTATTCTAATGGGGGATTTATCCATAATCGTAGGCTCCATGCTATTACCATTAAGCATAGCTTCTACAATACAATCAGGCTGGGCGCCAACTGCTCTTATACGATCAGTAAGCATGTAAGAATAACCCTGCGCGTACTCAGTATCTGGTGGGCATGTTCCTGCGCCTGCACTGAGCGCCACTTCCGTGAATATAGGTATCAATGTGTAACCATCCTTCTGTTCGGTATTAATGATTACAGCCTCACTTCCTGACTTTTTCATCTCTCCATTGCCAGTGCTCAACCACTCAAGGTCAACATTCAGCGCAGCGGCGATATCAGCTGTGTGACTGCATGTCTTACTATCTCTTCTTTCAACATTGCCAATAGCGCCTTGCTCCCACCCTATAGCATCTGCCAATTGCTGCTGAGTCATTTTTCGAGCCTGTCGTGCAAGCTTGATGCGCGCTCCTAAAGCCATGATGATCTTCCTATGGTTTCGCTAATATTATTAAGTTAAGGCAACCCTCAAACTTTAAACACATTATATAAACAAATGTTTTTACCGTATAACGTCAAAAGATGCATTAAATATTGCAATTGAATAAAACAAATGTTTTAATAGCTACAAATGTTATTAAGGTATTTAAAATGTCAAAACACAAAAAACTCATTTCTCAAGCAGTAAAAGATGCTGGCAGTCTTGCTGAGCTGGTACGGCGCATCAACGTAAAAATTGATGTTATCAACAACACCCTGCCAAATGATATGCAAATACGTCACACCTATCCGACTCAAGTGACTAATTGGGTAAACCGTGACGCAGGCGTCTCACCGACCCACGTATTGGCACTTAGTCAAGTTATTGGCTGCAACTGTCACGATCTACGTCCTGATGTGTTCCCAGTTGCTGCCAACGATTCAAGTAATCAACAATCAATAGCTTAACGTCGAAATAGAAATAAAAGAACGACAATAACGGGGGCAATATGTCGAAGCAAAAATACACAGCCGCAGAGCGTGCCGAAAAGTGTGTACTAGATTTAGAAGCAGCAGTCTATCAAGCGGCAATGAAGCCACGCGGCACACTTGGCGGTATTTGTGAGACGTTTGGTCTTAACTACAACACCGCCGCGCTGCAAGTTAATCCAAAGCGCACATCGCATACTCTGCCGCCATCATTGATTGAGCAGGTATTAAGCGCTACGCAATCTGCACTTATTATGGACGCTATTTGCTGCGCTCACGGCAACGCCGCGTGGTTTTTATTGCCCGCAGATGATGACCATTGTGACGAAATGGTTGATATAGCCATATTGGGTCAGAAGTTTGCGGATCTTAACAGTACATCACTAGACGCTTATGCTGACAAAGTTATTGAGCCTGACGAATATGCTCGTATGCAAAAAGATGCTCAAGCACTACTGCGTCACATTCAAACGATTTTAGAAAACGCCAAGCGCAATATGGAGAGACACAATGACAGATAAACGCACCCCATTAGATTTTGATGCCATCCGTGCAGCCGCTGTCGGCAACTATGTCTCAACTATCTTTCCAGCTGCTGGTATCAGCTTCACTAAACCAGCCCATCAGCATCAGCCATGCCCTATGTGTGGAGGCTCTAATAGATTTCGTTGTGATGACAAGCGCGGTGAAGGGACTTGGATATGTTCACAGTGCGGAGCAGGTAACGGCTTTATGCTCGTAGAGCAATACACCGGTCTTGATGTTTATGACACCAACAAGCTGATTGCAGGCGCAATAGGACTTGATGCGACCAGCACGGTCACAGATGAGCAACGCGCACAGTGGCAATCACAGCAAGTCGAGCGTGAAGCAGTAGAGCGTGCCGAAAAGCGCCAGGCTCGCATTGATGCCGCCAGTCGTGCCCAAAGCATTTGGGATAACTCAAAGCCAGCAGCTGACGATCACCCTTACTTATTACGCAAAAACGTCTCAGCAATTGGGTTGTGTCAAGACGCTAATGATAACTTAATCATCCCGATGTACTACCACAATACCGACAACCAACAAATAACACTGGTCAACGTGCAAACCATTGCGCCTGATAGCGAAAAGTTGTTTTTAAAAGGCGGCTTGGTAAGCGGCGCTTACTTTACGATTGGCAGTCCTGCTATGTTTGGCGGCGGCGTGATACTCATCTGTGAAGGCTACGCAACTGGCGCCACTGTGTTTGACGCAATGAGTTATAGCTTGCCTGTGATTGTGGCATTTAACGCAAACAATCTAATACCAGTCGCCCAATCTATACGCGCTCAATATCCTGATCATCGCATTATTATTGTCGCTGACGACGATACTGCCAAAGCCATTAAGATGCGCGATAAAGCTATTGCAGAGGGTAAAGAGCCCAAGCCTTTGATTGAGTACAATACGGGTATTCGTGAGGCACGTAATGCCGCCATCGCTATTAGTGGTGAGATGGTAGTACCAAGTTTTGATTTACTAGATAAGGATGCGGCGTAATGCAAGGCAAACAACATACAGACTTTAACGACCTCGCCGCTGCATCTGGACTTAATGAAGTAGCACGTCAAATCAAGCATGCGCTAGCCAATCAGTCAATCGTGACGCAAGCGGCCAATGACGATCATAGTACTACTACTGCACCTATCGTACAGCACAACGGCAATGTACCGGCTGACGTTGAGCAAGAAATGCGACTGGCGGCGATGCTCAAGCGCTACGCTCAAATCACTGATATCGGCAAAGTGACCAATAAAGTCTATGACACTGAGCAAAAGATTGAATATACCAAGACGCAGTTTGCTAATGAAATTGGCAATAAGAAATTAGCAGCGCGTTGGTGGGAAACGAAGCATCGTAAGATAACTAAGTCAGAAGTCGCAAAAGACCTTGACGTGATGATGGCTGTTGAAGCTCAATCGATGTTTCAGCGTTACTTCCTTATCTATGGCACCAAAGAGGTTTGGGATGACGTTGAGCGTATTCGTCTGCCTGTCGATACCATCAAACTAGCGCGTCCTAATGAGTATGAGATTTGGCTTAAGTCAGAGGCGCGTATTACTATTAAAGCGGATAACATCTGGTTTGACCCTACTCGCACCAAAACACCCAAGCATGAAAAAGATATTGCTATCAATACGTTTGATGGCCTACCGTTAAAACCTATTGAGACAGACATCAAAGACGCTGCCAAGATGTGCAAGCCGATCACTGACCTGCTATTACATTTGTGCGAAGGCAAACAAGAAGTCTATGAGTGGGTGCTTAGATGGTTAGCTATTCCATTACAGCAACCTGGTACCAAGCTTGATACTGCTCTTATCTTTCACGGCGAAGTGCAAGGTGCAGGTAAGTCGCTATTCTTTGACCGCATCATGTCACGTATCTACGGCGATTATGCTGTCACACTTGGTCAAGGTCAGCTTGAGTCTCAATATAATGATTGGGTATCAAACAAGCTTTACGCATTGTTTGAAGAGATATTCAGTGGTAGCGACCGCTACTCACAGATGGGTATGGTTAAGCAGCTTATTACTGGTAATACAATCTATATCAGTAAAAAGTTTATGAGCGGTTGGCAGCAAGATAACTTTGTTAATGCGATATTCTTATCAAACAATATGATGCCGCTGTCATTAGAGCAAAACGATAGACGTCATGTTGTCTGCTATCCACAACAAAAGATTCCCGCACCCATTTTAAATGACGTCGCGGCAGCATTATCTGACACTGACGACAAGATGCTACGCGCTTTCTACACTTTGCTCATGATGACTGATTTAAAAGACCAGACAGCACATACACCAGCACTTATGACCAGTAGCAAACGTCAGCTTATCCGTTTAAGCCAACCAAACTGGGAAGTGTTTTATGATGACTGGGTGGCTGGTGAGGCTGGAATACCTTATTGCAGCGCCCTTACTGACGATTTATATGATTACTATCAGCATTGGTGTCGTAAAGGCGGCGAACGCGGTACCACTAAAACCAAATTAATGACATATATTGGTAGACGTGAACACAAGGAGCGGTTAAGATATCAACTTCCTGGCGGGATGCGAGTCGTCCAAGCGACAGTAATTGCTGTTAATATGCCAACCAACTATCCAACAGCTGAAGCGGCTAACCAACAAGTATGGCTTGGTCAGCAAATCAAGCTTATGAAGAACGCTATCGGTCACAAACTCGACCCAAAATAGCCAACCATGTGCATAGTGTGCACCCCATGTGCATAGTATAAAAACAAACTATGCACGTCTACAACCCTTACCCCATATAGCTTATAGCAACCCTGTGCATAGTGTGCAGGGTTTTTTCGTATGCGCGCGCGGGAAATAATTATTTATTTAATATACCGATATTATGACAGCTATATTTTTTTAATCCCGTGCGTAAAAATAACTATGCACACTATGCACACTATGAACATCAGTCTTATAAGCCAGTAATTACAAGGGCTGTAGATGTGCATAGTTTAAAACCTAACCCTGCACATCTTGACGTAACTATGCACACGCTTCTATATTGGCTATAAATAACGGGGGATATTTATCATGCGCCAAGAATACTTAAGAGCCGCTGCTGAAGCTTATGCAAACATTCATGAGATAGAGTCTGATTGCTATCATTATATCTATAATGGGTTTGACCCAATCCTTCAGAAGCGCATCGCTGCTAGGTATAGTCTCAGATGGAACTATGAAGACAAGCCTCATAAGCATAGTGCAGTACTTAGTGCTACAGCCCTTGCAGAATTACAATACCCAGTAAATGAAGCCACTGGCTTTGCTTGGTCAGGCAATGAGAGAGCTGCATTTGCAGGGATATCTAAAGCGACCTGGTCACGCAATAATTACTCAGAACATATCGAATTTATAATAAAAGATATCCGCTCTACCGCGCGTAGAGTAAGGCGTGAGATAGATAAGCAGCTCATCGATGAATAAAAGCCGTATTGATTAATGGAACAGTTTGACCTAATATTTCTCATATTCGAAGTTCCTGCCTAATCACAAAGCATTTGGATTCTTTATAGACTATCGGCGTAAGGTGAGCCACTAAACCGTAAATCGACAAGACTCACATCCATATTTACCAGTTAAGCCCGTTGCCCCCGCAGCGGGCTTTCTTTTTGGAGGTAATAAAGCATGGCGCTCAAAACCCTACGCCCACGCCTCGCAACCATCGGCACCAAAGCAGTTAATGACACCCACCAACCCAAATCAAGATGGGGACACGGACGCGGCGGCCGACCCTGGCGACGCAAGCGCGATGAGATATTCAAGCGCGACAAATATACATGCCAAGTTTGTGGCCGTGTTGGCGGTGAGCTTGAGCTAGATCATATTCTCAACGTCGCTCGTGGTGGCACTGACGATGACAGCAACTTACAAACCATCTGCACCGCTTGTCATAAGCCGAAAACGCATGCAGAAAGCCAAGAAATTTAAGATATTTTCTTGGAAATAACCCGGGGGGATGTGTTTTTATTTCTGGGCAAACCCAGCGGACACCACGCCCCTCCCACGCGCAAAAAAAATCCTAAATTGAAATTATTTTTCCATTTTTCCGATTACATTTAATTGAGAAAGGTTCTCATTATGTCACTAACTAAAAGAAAGGAAGCGTACTGCCAAAACGTCGCTGACGGCCTTGATGAATTAGAGGCGATGGCAGCCGCTGGCTATAAAGCTAAAAACGAAGCTAATGCAAAACGGCAACTCAAAAATCTTGATGATGATGAGTTGGTTCAAGATCGCATCACTGAATTACGCGCCATTAAACTTTTAAAGACTGGTGAAACTACTGAAGGTGAAACCGCTGAAGTCGTTGAGCTGGTTAATGCCCTACACTTCTTTCAGACTGTATATAAAAATCCTGCCAAGTCGATGAAAGACCGTATCAGCTGCGCCACTATTGCTATTCAATACGAAGAGCCGAAACCTGCCCCGATTGGTAAGAAAGAGCAAGGCAAGCTAGATGCTAAAGCTGCTACTAACACCGGTAGGTTTGCGACGTTAGGCAACCAGCAGGATTTACTCACATCTAAGACAACGCAATAAGAGCCCATCATGATAGATACCTGGTCGACAGCCTTGCCCGACTGGGAAAAGCGCATCGTCGCCGGTGAGTCATTGATGCCGTGCAAGCCGCTCAATCAGGACGTGGCTGATATTGCACTCAAAATATTTGACAGTCTAATACTAGTCGATATGATTGGCAGCCCTGCCGCTGGTGATGTCACCCGCGAATGGGCTCGTGAGTTTATCGCCGCTATTTTTGGCGCTTATAATACTGAGAGTAAAGAGCGGCTGATTACTGAGTTCTTTCTGCTTATCAGTAAAAAGAATACCAAGTCAACGCTTGCCGCTGGCATTATGATGATCGCGCTAGTGCTTAATGAGCGCTTTAGTGCAAGCTTAGCTATCATTGCCCCAACGAAAGAAGTCGCTAATGCCAGTTACGGCCCTGCAAGCGACATGATCAGTGCTGACCCCGAACTGGCTGCCATGTTCAACGTATCGCCGCACACGCGTACTATTACGCATTTAGGTACCAATGCCACCCTAAAGGTATATGCAGCTGAATCTGACACGTTAGGGGGCAGTAAATTTAGCTATGTGCTCATTGATGAGCTTTGGTTATTTGGTAAACGCGCCAATGCCGCATCAATGTTGCGTGAAGCAACTGGCGGTCTAGCATCGCGCCCCGAAGGATTTGTCGTATATCTAAGCACCATGCCAGATGAGCAGCCTGCTGGTATCTTTAAACAAAAACTAGACTATGCACGCGCAGTACGCGACGGCAAAGTCGTTGACCCGCAGTTCTTGGGCCTGCTCTATGAGTTCCCACAAAAATACATCGACGATGAGTTATACCTGAACCCAGAAAACTGGTATATCACTAACCCCAATCTTGGGGCGTCTGTCAGTGTTAAGTTCTTAGAGCGTGAATTTAAAAAAGCAGAAGATGAGGGCAAAGAAGAGCTGCAAGACTTTACCGCTAAGCATTTAAACGTACAAATCGGTATCTCGCTACGTGCCAATCGTTGGGCAGCCGCTGAGTTTTGGGAAGCTGCTAAAGCACCCAAGCCATTTACGCTCGATGAGCTAATTGAGGCTTCTGAGGTAATCACTGTTGGCATTGATGGCGGTGGTCTTGACGACTTACTTGGCTTCGCTGCCATTGGCCGCCTGCCCACTGTGCTACGTGAATACACTGACAGCATCACTAATCAAAAAGTGCAAGTTAAGCCGTGGTGGGTATGGACCCGCGCTTGGTGTCATACAATTGCTTTAGAACGCCGCATGTCTATCGCCCCAACGCTAAAAGGGTTCGAGAAAGACGGCGACCTTATCATTGTAAAAAACATCGGTGATGAGTCTGAGCAAGTTGCTCAGTTATGCAAGCAAATACATGATAGCGGCAAGCTTGACAGTATCGGGCTTGACCCGCTCGGTATTGGCACACTGATTGAAGAGCTGACGGCTGTAGAAATACCTGAAGACAAGCTTATCGGAGTCAGCCAAGGCTTTAAGATGGCAGGCTATATCAAAACTTCAGAAAACAAAATCGCGCGAAAGCACTTACTACACGCTGACCAAGATATGATGGCGTGGTGTGTGGGCAACTCTCGTACCGTGGTGCGCGGTAGTGGTACGATGATTAGCAAAGCTGAATCTGGCACCGCCAAGATTGACCCTGTCATTGGCATGCTGAATGGAGTCGCGCTTATGAGCCTTAATCCTGAAGCGCCTAACACAGATGGACCAGCGCTATTTTTCATCTAAACTCTTGAATTATAAATCACGCCCCCAACATAAGTTAATTCAATCAAAACGATGTTTTAACATGGAGTGTGATGCAATGAGTATAGATGTAACGTTCGAGGAATTAGAAAAAACAGCTTTTGAATTTGCTAAATCGTTAGCAGTTAATAATGTTCAGGCAGGGTACTCTCTGCAAGCTATGAATCAAGCTAAAATATGGCATGCAGAGGCACCGCTTCGCAAATCTTGGTATATACGCGAAACCATAGAAGAAACTGACTGGGTAAATATCAATATAGACTCGGACTATGATGAAAGTGACTTTAAAGAAAATATCGGATATTGGGTTGTTAGAGGTGAAGAAAAGCCATTCAAAGCAGTGCTAAATAAATTTGTACAACAAGGCGGACGGACTCAGCCAGTTTTTTCTCTGCCTAATAACCCTTATCAGCATTTCGCAATTAACTGCTACCTCCCTCAGTCAATAGGCGATCAACTGGTGAAAGGAATCGAGCCTAAACACCCCTCACAAGACGAAAATACAACTAAATCTATGCTTAGTAATTTACGTGTGACTTACTAATAAATTAAATAACTAGCAAACTAAACCCACCTATCGGTGGGTTTTTTAGATTTAGGATTTGATTATGTGCATCTACCTAAGCTATAACGTTCTTTTTGGACTTATCTTTATTGTAGGTTTAATCATAGGTGCGATTATTCATCGAATAGTGATAAGACCAAAAAAATCATCGGAGCCTATTGATTATTATGACGGTACACACGGAATGGGTTATCAGCCACTAGCGAACCAAGGGCAACGGCCAAAGCCGCCTAACTCAGAACTACCACCCCTAAAGAAACCCAAGAAAGGATCTGGCAATAGCGAATGGTATGGTCCTGTACCGCTAAGCAGACAAGCACCACCAAAGCCGCCGCATAATCCAAATCTATAATGCACCGCCAAATTAGGCGGTTTTATTTTGCCCAAATTTTATAACGAGACTCACTATGACCAAAGCCTACAGCACCTTAAAAGTCAAAGAGATTAGCGAGGATGGCGACACACGTACCATTACTGGCATCGCCTCCACTCCCAAACAGGACCGCGATAATGACATTATGGACATGGAAGGCGCCCAGTTTGCCCTGCCCATGCCGTTATTGTGGCAGCACAAGCACAATGAGCCGATTGGTGAAGTCACCGCCGCTACTGTCACCAGTGATGGCATTGAGATCACCGCAACCATCGTCAAAATTGACGACGACGGGCCGCTTAAAAATCGCATTGATGAGGCATGGCAGTCTATCAAGTCTGGACTGGTCAAGGGTTTGTCTATTGGCTTTCGCCTGCTTGAGTATCAATACCTTGATGACAGCTACGGCCTACACATTAAAGAGTGGGAATGGTACGAGTTATCAGCCGTTACCATCCCTGCAAACCCTGATGGGAAGATAACCAGCGTAAAAAATATCAAGCAAGCTTTTTTGGACGCTCAAAACCCTATTGATACGCCGCCAAAATCTACGGCCGATACAACCACACCTAAAAGCGTTAAAACCGCGCCATTGGCTAACCATGAGCCAGTAGCGCAAAAATCCAAAACCATCACCTTAGTTGACCCAAATCGGGGCAGCATACCGTTAATTAAAATTGGAGAACCCCTATGACCTGGGAACAACGCCGCGCACAGATTCTTGCCACGATTAAGTCTAAAAAAGAACTTAAGACTGGCATCCTCAAAAAATCACTCGATGAAGATCGCAGTACTAATGAAGACGAAGAATCGCAGATACAAGCGATTGATGATGACATCGCAAAGCTACAAAAGAATCTCGACCGCGTCGACGAAATCATCAAAGACGCCGCCGATGCGCAAAAAGACGCCACACCCGCAGGCGGCGAAAACTCAGCGCAAGCGAATGCAAGCGCTGAAGGTGCAAAAGACCCTACGCAAGCCGATAAAGGCGTGACAGTTAAGCCAAATCACGCCAAAAAAGGTATTGGCTTTGCTCAGCTAACCAAGGCAAAAGCTTTGGCCGTCCTACAACAAAAGCAGGGCAACTATGTCAGCCCCATCGATATTGCCAAGTCGCAAGGTATGGACCCGCGTGTCATCCAAGCGCTAGAAAAGGCGGTCGTGCTCGATACTAGTAACTCAAGCGATTTAATCATCGAAAACCAGCTTGCTGGTGAGTTCATTGAACTATTACGAGCGCAAACCATCGTTGATAAGCTGGCACCTATGATGCGCGCTGCCCCATTTAATGCCAAAATCCCTGGTGCTGCGAGCGGAAGTGTGGCGGGTTGGGTCGGCGAAGGCAAACCAAAGCCTGCGACAAATCCGACATTTATGTCAGTTAATATTGGCCATCATAAAGTTGCGGGTATCATTGTACGTACCGATGAACTGCTCAAGCTTGCCTCACCAAGCGCCGATCAGATGATGCGTGATGATTTGATTGAAGCGTGCGCAGAGGTGATTGACGATACATTTATCGATACTGCCGCTGCAACAGACGACCGCCCAGCTGGTGTGCTTCACGGCGCAACCAAGATTGACCACACCGGCGTTGGTGTTGCTGAGTATAACGCCGACCTTGCTGCTTTACGTAAAACATTTATTAGTAACAACCTCTCGCTAAACGGCGCTTACTATGTCATGAGTGAAACTCGTGCAAGTGACATGAGCGAGCTGCGTGATGCACTGGGTAATCCATACTATCGCGGCATGGATGCTCCATCAGGTGAAAAAACCCTAAACGGTCTGCCCGTTATTGAGTCCGAGACTGCTGCCGATGTTATCGCGCTAATCAAACCCTCTGAACTGTACTTAGCGGATGACGGCGATGTCGAAGTGGCATTTAGTGATCAAGCGACCATCGATATGGGCGCATCGACCCTCGTTAACTTGTGGCAGAAAAACATGACTGCCATCCGTGCGGAACGCCATATTACTTGGTCTAAACGCCGTACCGCTGCTGCTGCTTATATTGACTACACGAACGTTATCCCATAAACAATAGCTGACCATACAAAATGATAGCTAACCAAAATCCCAGTCATCGCGCTGGGATTTTTTACGAGTAGGTATTGGTAGTGCCATTCCTTCGCTACCCGTATCTACTCCTAAAAAACGAGGTTAATTATGGACATTGAATACATCAAAAACGCCCCCAACGGCCCAGCAGGTATGGTCGATAACGTTACTGAATTTGAAGGTAATATTTTGATCAAGACTGGATTTGCAAAAGCGGTACCACTTGCCAAACCCAAACGAAAATCTAAACCTAAAGATAAAACTGACGATGGCACCGTCACCAATGACGGTACCAAAACCAACACCAAAACCGACGACGAGTAAACATTATGGGCAAGTTTATTGATTGGATGACTGGCAAAAAATCAGCAAACACCGCCCAGGATGTCAATGGTGATGTTTGGCACACGATACATGAGCCATTTACTGGCGCATGGCAACGCAATGAAGAAATCGAAGTCAGTAAAAACGACCAAATGCGCCATCATGCCGTATTTGCTTGTATGTCGCTTATCACTCGTGACATTGGCAAGCTCAAAATAAAGACCAAAAAAAAGGTCGCAGGCGTCAGTCAAGAAACCAAAAGCCGCGCCAATAAGCTATTGGCCAAACCAAACCACTATCAAAACACGCAGCAGTTTTTTGAATGCTGGGCCTCACAAAAAACGGCACACGGCAATACCTATGTGTGGAAAGTACGCGACATATATGGCGATATATGGCAGCTGCTTATCTTAAACTCTGAGCGCGTGAAACCACTCGTCGACCCAAATGGCAATGTGTTTTATCAAGTGCGACGCGATAGATTGTTTAACTTAGCTGAGGATATTATTGTCCCAGCTTCTGAGATCATCCATGACCGCTTTAACTGCTTTTATCACCCATTAGTCGGCTTGTCTCCTATTACGGCTTGCGCCCTATCAGCAAGCCAAGGCGTCAGTATCCAGCGTAACGCTCATGCTTTCTTTGCTAATGCCTCACGGCCGTCAGGCATATTAGTGACGCCCGGTGCAATAACCAAAGAAACATCAAAAGAGATGAGTGATAAGTGGAACGCCAATTACTCTGGCACTGGCACAGGCCGCACCGCCGTACTTAGTGATGGTGTGACGTACCAAGCGATATCGGTCGCCGCACAAGACGCGCAGCTGGTTGAGCAACTCAAGCTGTCAGGTGAGATTATATGTACCGCGTTTAGTGTACCGGCGTTTAAAGTCGGCTTGGCACCGCCGCCCGCCGGTAAAGTCAGCGACTATAACGATATCTACTATAGCGATTGCCTTCAGCACTATCTTGAGAGTATCGAAAATCTACTTAATGAGCACTTAGATTTAGAAAATGGCGTTGAAACCGAGTTTTGTCTTGATGGACTGTTAAGAATGGACTCGTCCAGTCAAATGGAATATCTAACCAAAGCGGTGGGCGGCTCGATACTATCACCGAATGAAGCGCGGGCCAAAATCGGCTATACCGCTGTGTCTGGTGGTGAAAGCCCCATGATTCAGCAGCAGAACTTTAGCCTCGCTGCTATCGCTAAGCGTGACGCTAGTGACAATCCATTTACTAAAACACCAGCAGCGAACGACGACACAAAAGGGGATGATGATGGCATGGGTAACACTTGAGGAGGTCAAACATCACCTGCGCTATGACGATGATGCTAATGATGCGACGCTGACGATGTATATCGCTGCCGCCGACTCTGCTATCAATCGCTATATCGATAAAGACACACCAGCAACGGGACATGACGATATCAAAGTGGCTGCGCTGATGCTGGTTGGGTACTTCGATGATAACCGCAACGTGGATAACACAGCCCCAACCAATAGCAACTATCTACCTCAACCAGTGGTTGCCCTACTCTATCCATATCGCACCCCTGTCGTTACTTAGGAGCCATCATGAGAGCATCAAAGCTACGGCAACGCATCACAGTCTATAAACAAACAAGTGGTCGCTCTCCCACGGGCGCAGTATCACCACCAATCTGGACGCCTTGGCAAACACTATGGGCATCAATTGAGCCATTATCCGTTAAAGATGTATTAACCGCTCAAGCTTCAGGAAGCCATATAACTGCACGCTGCATACTACGCTATCGCAATGATATTAATAGCACTATGCAAATATCGCATAATGGTCTGCGTTATGATATTGACGGCGACCCATTACCCGATGCCGATAGCGGACGCGAATATATGACATTGATGCTGAAGGCCACAACATGAGCGACGACGACATCGGCAGTATCACTGTTCAAGGTCTTGATGAGCTTGACAAACAGCTCGCAGAATTAGGTAATGACTTGGCGGGAAAGGCGTTATTTAGTGCCGCAATGTACGCACTGACACCGATGGTTAAAGACGCCAAAGCCCTTGCTGCAAAAGCCAAAGAACCACATGAGATGTACTATCCAAACGGCACAAAGGTAGAAGTGCAGCCCGGACTTTTAAAGACAGCCATTAAAAAACGCCGTTTACCTAAATCTGAGCATAAAGGCGAGTTCGCTCAAGGCGCTGTCGTTGGTATATACATCGGTAAAGGCACCAAGCAAAAGGTTTATCCAAGATATTGGCACTTTATTGAGCGCGGCACAGTCAATCAGCCTGCTACACCATTTATACGTCCTGCATTTGACCGAAATATCAGCTTAACTGTCACACGGTTTGCAGAGAAGCTATCAGAGCGGATAGACCACTATACTGAGTAATGATAATTGCTCAAGCATAAACTATGGTTTATAGTTGTTGGTTTAGATTGTCGACTAGGATTAGTAATGTCTAAGGTAATAAATACATTAACGTGGATAGGTTTGGCTGTAATTGGTATACCAGTTGCTATCACAATGTGCAGCTTGCGCGATATCAATGATGAGCCTACTTATAACGCTGAACCCTCAAATGCCGTGCAAAGTCCCAGTATTGACGCCGACCAAGTCGCGACTAATCCTATTAGCTCAGATATCAAAGAAAATATTGTTAAGTATTTTATGAGCGATGAAGAACCCACAATCAAAGACGCTGTATGGGCTGATCAGCTTGAAAACACCTTGTATATTGGTGTCATTGATGACGGAACTAAACGCGATGCTTTGGCTGATTACGTATGCCAAGTATTAATCAGTGATTTTGGCTTAAACCAAGGCTCTGCACGAGTTTATATCATGGATATCGTAAAAATTGCAAAAGATAATAAGTGGGAGCAGCTTGGTAAGTCTAACTGCTAATAGGGTTAATGATAAGACCTAAAACAACCTATAACTTTTAACAAAATGCCCTGTCATCTGACGGGGCTTTTTATTACCCAAAATTTGACAGCGAGCAATCTTATGATAGTCGGCGCCCAACTTTACCCGCTCCTATCACCATTGGTTGATAGCAGAATATACCCAATCATCGTACCCGAAGGCAGCGTAAAAAACACACCCTATATCGTATGGCAGGTTATTAGCAACTTACCTGAAAACACTATTGATGGCGCAACAGGGCATGAATGGGTACGCGTACAAATAGACTGCTACGACCCAAGTTATGATGCCGCTGTGCAGTTGTCAAACGATGTGTTAGGCGTGATTAATAGCAACATTCAAACTACTGATTACTTTGGCACTCAGCAGATGTACGACACCGACGCCAAGCTATTTAGGCAGTCCATCGATATTGGGCTGTGGCAAACAACACCATCCACTTACTTATAGATAGGAGCACGACCCATGGCAGTAGATAATTTAGTTGATGCGTACTATACGCTACATGTCAGTACAGATGGCCTTACATTTGACAAGGTCAAACATTTACAGAAATGCGACCCACCAACATCTGAGAAAACACTCGATGATGTCACTCCTACTGACGCCAAACGCACTGTGAAAGCGGTTGTTGACTTTACTGAAGACAGTGAAATTGACTTTGAGTTTGTACTCGATCCTGCGGATGTTCAGCATCTCGCTATTCAAGCTGCTTATGATGACAATACCGAGCTAACATGGCAGTTTAAATTTACCAATGCTCCTACGCTCAGTCGCGAGTTCAAAGGCATGGTCAGTAAGCTCATGCCATCGACTGACGATACGAAAAAGAAAATCCGTATGCAGGGCACCATTACTATCACATCTGAGCCAACCGCAACGCTAACGCCTTAATCTAGCACTATTTAGAAACACTTACCCACGATGCCCTAAAAAGCATCGTTTTTTATCCCTTAAAAAAATGAGTAATAATATGTCTAAAGCAAAAAACACCCTTACCGCATCAGCTTTAATGAGCGCTTGCGCAGCAATCCTAACGCCAATTCGTGTTTCCTTGCCAGAAATTGGCGGAGATGTATTTGTAAAACGTCATACACTCGCTGAACGTGATGCGTTTAACGACGCTATCAAAGGTCTTGAAAAAACCGAGCAAAATGCAATCGGTGTGACATTGGTTACCTGCGACGAACAAGGCAATCTCATCTTTACCTCTGAAGATGCCGAAAAAATCAAAGGTTTGCCATCTAGCGTGACTAACAAAATCCTTTATGAATACAACGTTGCCAATGGCTTCATCATACCAATTGATGAAGCAGTCGATAAAGCCAAAAAAAACTCTTAACCAATCGTCAGCGACTATTCACTTTTAAGCTAGCCGCACATCTTGGGAAAACAGTACGCGAACTAACCTCTCAGATTAGTACCGATGAACTTATCGAATGGCAAGCGTTTGACTTACTAGACCCAATTGGCGGCTATCGCCATGATTTAAACACCGCCCTACTCGCAAAGATAAGCTCAGGCAAGAAAGATTCAGACTTACGAGATTTTTTCCTCGTCGACCCTTGCCCAATGACTGACGAACAGCGCGAACAACACAACCAAGCGGTGCAACGTGAGGCGCTTGAACAGTCAGCGCAGCGCATGGCCGCAATGTTTGAAAAGCAAACCGTCAAATTTACTAAATAAAGGAGCGCCGCATGGCTGGTGGAGTATTATCACGTCTTGAAATTTTGCTGCATGCTAATACAGCCAATTTCCGCCGCAATATGCGCCGTGCGGCTGATGATGCACGATCATCAATGGGCGATATTCAAAAGAAAGCAGCAGTAGTCGCTAAAGGTGCTACAGCAGCGTTTGCTGTGACCAGTGTTGCAGTAGGAAGCTTGGCGGCGGCTATCGTCCCTGTCCAACGTAAGTTTGACCAAATGCAAGGACAACTAGTCACCGCAACTGGGAGCTATGAAAACGCGGCCCACGCTATGGCTGCTTTAAACCAGTTTGCAGCTCAAACCCCGTACGATCTTGAGCAGTCGGTTATTGGATTCACCAAGCTTGTCAACCTAGGATTAACACCTTCTGAGCGCGCGCTCACCTCTTACGGCAATACTGCATCTGCTATGGGTAAATCCATGGAACAGATGATTGAGGCTGTCGCTGATGCGGCAACTGGTGAGTTTGAACGTTTAAAAGAATTTGGTATCAAATCAAGTAAGGAAGGCGACCGTGTTACTTTTACCTTTAGAGGAATAAAAACCGAAGTTGGGCAAAACGCCGCCGAGATTGAAAAATACCTGATGGGATTAGGTGAAGTCGAATTTGCTGGCGCCATGGCAAACCAAATGGACACGCTTAACGGCCGCATTTCACAAGCTGAAATCGCCATGGATGGCTTGAAACTTGCCATCGCCCAAAGTGGTATTGGCGACATAATGAAGGCAGCGGTTGAGGAAACGACCGAAACACTTGAAGGAATGACGGCATTTATCAAAGGCCCCGAGTTTAATGGCGCATTAAATATTTTAGCGTCTACATTCGCTGGTTTTGAGACGGATAGTAAGAATAGCATTACCGCCGTTGAGAACAAGCTAGGCAACGGTTTGAGCGATATGAATACCGCTAACAACCGAACTCTTACAGTCATGGCAGATGATTGGGCTGTATGGGCTTCTGCCACTATTGCTGCTGTCAGTACCGCCGTAGTAGTATCAATGGGAGAGCTAGACAAGTTAGCAATTGCTATGCAAACGGTAGGTAAGTTTGTAGCTAACGGTTTTAACCCGTTTGGTATGGCAGGGATATATAGCGAATATGAAAAAAGAATGGCAGCAAGCACTGCCAATGCTGCACGTTTACAGAACATTGTAGATAAAAGATTTGACGCGCAAACAGCAGCACGTACCAAAGCCAATCAGGAAGCAGCTGCTGCTATCGATGCTTTGAAAAATAAGACTGCCGAAACGGGCGACCAGTTGGCACGATATGGCCAACAAGCCGATGCGCAACAAGAAAAGTCTATCGAAAAAACCAAAAAACAAGCGGCAGCCGAAAAAGCGTTAGCAAGACAGCGTGAAAAAGAAGCGAAAGAACGATTACGGCAGCTCGAAGAAATCAATCGCAAGTTACGTGAAGATGCACGCTTTATCGAGGATATTCGCGGCGACTACGACCCATTTGTTAAATTAGAAACTGATTTTAAACGTCGCTGGTCAGAAATACAAAACGCCATGTCTGGTGCAAGTGAGGAAACACTTAAGAACGTATTTGCTGTTGAGCAACGTTTGCTTGCGCAAGCCGATGTTGAAGAGCAGGTACGTCAGCGTCGGCGGCTAGGTGAGTTTACCGACTATCTAACCGACAAGCGGACACGACTGCAGGAATATTATCAGCAAGAATCTGAACTTGCACAATCTGCCTTTGACTTGACTGCAGAACAAAAAGAGATAGCTAATAAATCTCTTAATGCTCAGATGGTATCTGACATTGCACGATTTGAGATGGATATTGAATCGCGCCTTAACGCTATTCGCGCACCGTTTATTGACGATATAACGCGTGAAATGACGGATGCTAGTCTTGAGTTGCTTAATATCCAGTTAAGCACTGATTATACACCTGATGATTTTGAGCGCTTTAAAGCAGCAATCAATGAACGGCGCGATTATGAAGTTGCTCAAATTAAGTTTGCGCGCACTAAGGAGCTAGACGCAGCAACTGACCACCAAAAGACCGAGTTGCAACTAATAGAGCAGCGTTATAAATATGAGCGCCAAGAGATTGAGCTCACACGCAACCTTACTGATGATGTACGTGCCGCTCGCATCGCTGCTATCAATGCTCAGGAAGCAAAAGCTGCTTTTGATTTACGCAACAGCGCTAATAACGCCTACCAAGCGCAAAAAGCTGACTTAGGCGGTTATGCTGCTGAATATGGTATTAAACAGCAATTTGCAGACCGCTTAAAGATTATCCAAGACGCTTTGGATGCGGAGGTTATTGCGGAGCAAGAAGCAGCTCGCGCAAAAGAGCAAGCCCGGCATCAGTATAATATGTCCGCCTACCAGCTTGCGCTTACCTCGGGTCAAGATATAGCTGGTGCAATGGCAGGCTCATTGAAAACCATGCTTGGTGAGCAAAACATCGCTTACAAGATTATGTTTGGCGCACAGCAATCGTTTGTGATGGCATCTGCCGGTTTGAATATGTATGAAGCATGGGGCGACGCCATGGCTGAAGGCGCAACAATGGCCACAAAGATTGCTGGAGCAGCTACTATCGCTACAGAATTTGGGCGTATTATTAGCGCAGCATCTGCAATGACACTAGAGCTACCAGGATATAAAACTGGGGGCTATACAGGGAACGCACCGGAAAATCAGATTGTTGGATTCGTTCATGGCAGAGAACAGGTTATGGATGCGCCCACTACTCGTAAGTACCGTCCAGAGCTTGAAGCAATGAGCAATGGGACATATGACCGCCAATCTAGTGCCCCAAATATCAATATCAACGTAACCGTCACAATGGATGGCAACTCAAACGTCGAATCAAATAGTCAGTATGGTAAGCAGTTTGGGGAAGTAATAGCCGCCGCTGCCGCTAATCAAGTCCGTAAAATGATGCGGCCAAATGGCGAGATAGACCGTAGATATGCAAAAAGGTAATGTTAGACGCCCGCAACAAAAGTCGGTATTATAATATTTTGTCTATATTGAGGATATTATGAAATTACTGATTGGCGCTAGTATTACTATCGCCTTACTAAGCGGTTGCTCAACTAAAATCGCCACATCAACTAGCACTGTGAGCCCGACCTTGTATGGCACAGCAACTGCTGATAGCGCCTTGATTACAGTCACTCGCGATAGCGGCATCGTGGGCGCGGCTTGCGCTGCTAAACTATCTATCGACGATAAAGTTGTCGCAAGACTTAAGCCTTCTGATTCGGTGAAGCTGAATGTACCAAGCGGTCGTCATATCTTATCATTTGATACGCGTGGCGGGTTATGTCCTTCAGTAAGTGACGCCGTAGAAGTCACCCTAAACAAAGGTGACGATAAAAGATATCGCATACGTGCGGACACTAATGGCAACTTTCAGCTACTACCTACGCTCTAATTTCAACCAATCAACCAAAAGCCCACTACTCAGTGGGCTTTTTAGTGGGCAATCCTATGATAAAAACATTCCCTTGGCAGATGGACATGGGCGCGACGGCTGACAAACAGTATCGCGTGAACAAGACGCAGTTTGGCGATGGTTACGCGCAGCTGTCATCTATTGGCATTAATAATACAACCAAAAACTGGTCAGGCACTAAGACCGGTCCGCTGGATACCGTCATTAAACCAATCGAAGCGTTTATCGATGAACATGCGGGCGTCAAGCCATTCTTATGGACCGACCCACACGGCAACACCAAACAATACACCTGCGCTAGTGTATCGATACCGCAGCGTAAGGGTAACTATTGGCAAATCACGCTCAACTTTGAGCAGTTTATGAGTGTTTAGGAGACAACCATGGCAGTACAAATACCAGACCCAGGCACCGGCAATGGTCAAACGGGTGATAACGAATACGTTTTTCGTAAGAAAGTAAAAGATAACTTTAGCGATCAAACCAATGCCGCAAGTCGCTTGGTAGGTACAGCAGCAGAAAATGTATGTCTGGTTAAAAATGCCAGCAAAGCCGTTCACGGCGATGTTGATGACAAAGTAACAGCCTCGGCGGCAAGTTCCTACAACCTTAACACTCGTTTGGCAGGAGACAGGCTTTACGCTGTATATAATGTACCTAATTCTCCAAGTCTTGGGGCTTCATATATTTTCACAAGAACAATCGCCACAGGACAGGGCGGCACTACTCCCTTCCAGATAGCGACACCATCATTTGGCGCTACAGGTTTAGCGACTAGAAACAGTAAAACAGTTAGCGGCGGAAGTATTGATGCAGATTCTTGGACTGCGTGGTCTGTCTATTACGGTACTCATAATACAACCAAAGACAGTAACGGATTTTTAAAAGCGGCTAGCCCGATAGTGAAGGTTTTTGCAGACAGAGTAGAGCTAAACGAGGATGCCACCGACCAAGATGTAACGTACAAAAAGAACGGCATTGGCGACTATACAATCACAACAGTAAGCGGCCTATCTACTGACGGTTGGTACATTGAACTACCAAAAGACATGAACGGCAATCCCAAAGTCGCAGTCACATTACAAGAAACAAACGGCGTGATTAGTCTAAAAAGCTACAAGCGTATCTTCAGCATGGAAACCTTTACTTTCGTGCCTGATTTAGACCAGCCGCTTGATATTCCTGACGGTCGTTGGATTGATTTGCGACTGAATGAAATTCCAGTCGAGCCTAGCGAGCCTGAATTGGAGGTCTAATATGCTCTCATCCGACCTACAAAAACTCAGCGTCACGGGTCTTGTCACACTCTATGAACTTGATGCTACCAAACTTGGTGCTGGGGTCATGCGGTGGCATGGGCATATGTCACATGAGGACTGGGAGTTTATCTACCGCTATACAGATAAATCACGCTATACCGATATGACGCGGCACACTGACCCAACCGGCACAAAAGACATCATCCGCCGCGATATCATTTGGCAAGGTCAAACTTACAGCCCGGTCGCCATTCAAACCGATGGTTTAGAGATTCGCGGTGATGGCAGTCCATCGACGCCCACATTGGTGATTGCAAATAATATTGATGGTATCAATGGCGCCGTCACTGCCATGTGCGCCTTTTACAGTGACTTTGTCGGTGCGGAATTGCGCGTGATTCGCGTATTGGCCAAACACCTTGATGCCGCAAACTTTACCGTGGGCAATCCATCGGCGGACAGCCAGCAATACACTGACCAGTACTGGACCATCAATCAAAAAACCCATGAATCACTAAGCGAGCAAGACAGCTCCGTTGCCTTTGAGTTATCAACGCCGCTCACTGCCCAGCGCAAGATGATCCCCAGTCGTACCATTACCAAATATTGTGATTGGGCAGTCAAAGGCAAATATCGCGGTGAATCCTGCGGTTATACCGGTACGGCGATGTTTACAGAGGACGGCACACCAACAGACAACCCTGCACTAGATAAATGCGGCGGCTGCTTAAGCGATTGTAAGCTGCGTTTTGGTGAGTTTGAACCACTGCCATTTGGCGGCTTTCCATCCGCATCCATGCTTGGCCGCTAAGGGGTCGATATGTATATTTTAAAAGAAACGCAAGCAGCGATACTCAATCACGCGGCTGCTTGCTATCCGCGTGAGTCCTGCGGCGTCATTGTCAATCGCGAGTATGTCGAGTGCGAAAACATTGCTGACAGTGACAATGAGTTTGTCATCAGTCCACGTGACATTGTCCGCGCTGAAAAGCTGGGCAAAATAGAGGCGATTGTCCACAGCCACCCTGATGGCAGTACCAAGCCCAGCACCTTTGATAAGCTGCAAATGCCACTCCATGAATTGCCCTGGGTGATTGTCAGTTATCCTGAAATTGACATCAAAGTCCATAAAGCCAAACCATATACCGTCCCGCTGATTAACCGCGAGTACATTCACGGTGTACTCGACTGCTATAGCATCGTGCGTGACTACTATGCCCGTGAGCTGAATATCGCGCTTGATAACTTTGAGCGGAATGACAGATGGTGGGAAGATGCTGCCAACGCGGATTTATATGTCGATAACTTTGCCTCACAAGGCTTTGTCCAAGTCGATAACTTGCAGCGCCACGATGTCATCTTGTGCCGCGTGCAACCAACCGCGCATGTTAATCACGCGCTTATCTATCTTGGTGATGATGGTCAACTAACCTCTGAGCAATCAGAAACTGTTATCGGTGACCATTTGGTTTTACATCATCCGTACCGCCGCCGCTCCCGCCGTGAGATTTACGGCAATATTTGGCAAGAGCGCCGCGCTATTATTGTGCGCCACAAATCATTCATGTGAGGTAATCATGCTAAGACGTATCGAGCTACACGGCATCTTAGCCGAGAAATTTGGCAAATCCTTTGACTTTGATGTCGAATCGACACGCGAGGCATGCGAAGCACTAAGCTACCAAGTCGATGGATTCCGACAATTTATGATGACCGCCCATGAAAGCGGTCTTTTTTTTGCCGTATTTTATGACGATAACGAGCAAAGCATTAGCGCCGATGAAGTGGAGATGAAAACGGGTGCAAAAGTCATCCGTATCGTACCGAAAATCACTGGTGCAGGCGGTGACGCAATGGGCTGGATTCAAGTGATTGCCGGCGCTGCGTTGGTGGGCGTAGGGTTTCTTGTTCCTGGCATGCAGCCTTTAATTGGCGCAGGTGCCGGTCTTATGCTGGGGGGCGCTGCCTCTTTACTTATGCCTCGTCCTACAATCACCCCGCAAGACCCGGACGGCAATAAGCCCAGCTATGCGTTTGGTGGGCCCGTCACTACCGTCGCTGAAGGCAATCCTGTCGCCGTTGGATTTGGCCGCTTCCACTGGGGCGGTGCTGTTATTAGTATGATGATCGTCAATGAGGATACGTAATGTCATTATTAGCAATTAAAGGCGCCAAAGCCGGCCAGGAAAAACCGCACAAGCCGTCTATTGCCAAAGACGATGTCGCCTCTATCAGTAAAGTTAAGATTTTGTATGCGTTATCGGAAGGTGAAGTCAAAGGCTTGGTCAATGGCGCGGCCAGTATCATGCTGGACGGCACCCCACTACTGGATGCTGACGGCAATCCAAACTTTGAAAACGTCGAATGGGAAATCCGCCACGGTACGGTTGACCAAACGCACATTGCAGGGCTGCCAAGTCTCAGTAGTGAGATTGGTATTGGTACGATATTACGCAGCGGCACGCCGTGGATTCGCACCATCACCAATACCCAATTATCGAGTGCTAACGTTAATGTGTCTTGGTCGCGACTGAGCGAAACTACAGACAAATTTGACGTCATTGGTACCAAAGTCGATTATGCAATTGACGTGCAAACCGATGGCAACGGCTATGTGACGATACTCGATACCAGCATCAAAGCCAAAACTTCGGGGCGCTATCAGCGCACGCACAATATCAAACTGCCCGAAGCGCAGCAAGGTTGGCAAATTCGTGTGCGCAAAATCACCGCTGATGGCGATAATGAACGCAAATTTAACCAGATGCAGATTGATAGCATCGCTGAGATTATCGATGCCAAACTGCGTTATCCACATACCGCATTACTATACTTATCCTTTGATGCCCGTGCGTTTAGCAATATCCCCAAAATGACGGTTGATATGTATGGCCGTTACCTTAAAGTGCCCGTCAATTATGACCCTGTTAGCCGTACCAGCACGGGCATTTGGACGGGTGAATTTAAAACCGACTATACCAACAACCCTGGGTGGGTATATTACGACTTAATCACCAATGATCGCTATGGCCTTGGCGACCGCTTAAAGCCATTTATGATTAATAAATGGGCCATTGCTCATATCGCGCGTATCTGTGATGAGCCAGTCAGCGATGGCAAAGGCGGCACTGAGCCACGCTTTACTTGCAACCTATACTTGCAAGTCGCTGAGCAAGCGTACCAAGTCTTGCAGCATATCGCTGCCATCTTTCGCGGCATGTCGTTTTGGGACGGCGCGCAAATCGTCCTTGACGCCGATACGCCGCGTGACGCTGATTATGTGATTACCCGTGCAAACGTCGTTGATGGCGCATTCGTCAAAAGCGGTACCGCCATCGATGACCGTCATACGCTTGTACAAGTCGCATGGTCAAACCCCGATAATAATTACGAGACCGATTATGTGACCGTCCGCAACGAGCGTGCGATTGCAAAATATGGCATCAATCCGCTTGATATGCCAGTTGTTGGCTGTACCAGCGAAGGCCAAGCGTACCGAGCAGGACTAGCGGCATTACTCTCTGAGCAAAACCGTACGCAAACCGTCAGCTTTGCCATGGGATTGGACGGCTCACTGCCAAGCGTTGGCAGCCGTGTTGATATTGCCGATATGATGTTTACCGGTGCCAATAATGGCGGACGCATAACAGCGGTTAATGCCAATTACACCGTTATCACCGTGGACCGTGATGATATACCGGCAAAAGCTGGCGATAGATTAAGCGTCAACTTAGAGTCTGGTCGCGCCCAAACTCGCGAAATCTTAAGCGTATCAGGACGCAACATCACCGTAAAAGCAGCATTTGACCCCGTTGCTGCAGAAAACGTCTGGGCCGTTGATAGCGATGAGCTGCCAACCATGCCGTTTATCGTCTTATCAATTACTGAAAATGAGGACCGCACTCAATACACGTATACCGCATTGCAGTATGATGCGGGCTTATATGCACAGATTGATAATGGCACCATCATTGAGCCGCGCCCACCAGTGCCGCCGATGAATCCGTATATCATTCAAGCCCCGGATAATGTCACCCTGTCATCGCGTAACCGTGTGGTACAAGCACAAAACATCACAACCCTCATCATCGTATGGAACCAAGTTAAAGATGCGGTTGCATACGATGTCGAATGGCGCAAAGATGATGGCGATTGGATTAAACTGCCCCGCACCGGCAATATCAGTACTGAGATTGACGGTGTTTATAGCGGTAATTATCTGGCTCGTGTTCGCGCTGTATCAGCGTTTGATGCCATCTCAAAACCAACCACATCAATGCTTACCGCCATCACGGGCAAAGCAGGCAAACCGCCAAAACTGCTATCGCTAAAAGCAACGGGCTTGCTGTTTGGTATGCAGCTTGATTGGACGTTTAGTCTTGGCAGTGGTGACACGGCTTATACCGAGATACAAGTCGCGTCTGCGCCTGATGTTAACGTGGCCCCGCTTGGCCAATTTGCTTTTAACACCGATACGCATACCGTAAATGGCCTGCAAGGTGGTTTGACTCAATACTATCGTGGCCGTATTGTCGATAAATTGGGTAATACCAGTGATTGGACGGCATGGATTAGTGGTACGACGGATGATAGCGCTGACAAAGTATTGGACTTAATTCAAGGTCAGATTAGCGGCAGCAGCTTAGATACCGCGCTAACCAGCAAGATTGATAAAATTGCAGTGAACGAAGCCGCAATAAGTGCGGAGACGCAAGCACGTATCGCTGATATTTTAGCCAGCAACAATAAAATCACCGCAGAGCGTGATGCGCGTGTCGCTGCCATACAGCAGTCTGCTACCGAGCAGCAACAGCAATTACAAGCAGCCGCTGATGCACTCGCCAATGACATCAATACCGTCACCGTGGCACAGTCTGCAACTGATAGTCAGCTTGCGACCGTTAAAGAGCGCCAACAAACACTTATTAATGAAAACGGAGTCCAAGCAGAACAGCTCAATTATCTGTCATCAGAGATGAGCTTTGGTTATACAGACGCTACCAAGTACACGGATAAATCGCGTGCGACAGTATGGAGCTTCGCCAAAACCATTGCTCATGCTGATTATGTGAATGCTGAGTCTATCCGCGCCTTGTCGGCTGACTATCAAAACTCATCCGCCAGCTTTAATGAGCGCATCAGTTTGAATGTCACCGCAAACCAAGCGGTTGCGCAGCAAGTATCTACACTGTCCGCGCAAATGGTAGGCGGTTATACCGGCAATGATGTGACGCAAATCACATCAGGGTTATTGCACCAAGAACGCCAAGCAACAGCGACGCGCTTTGAGGGCTTAGCTCAGCAAATCAGCTTAATATCCGCCGGGGTTGGTGAACAGTTTGACCCGTATCAGATCTGGCATTTTGATAGCAGTAGTGATGGCTGGACGGCAGGCACTTATGCGAGCGGCTGGTTAAATGTTCGTACAGAAACCATCAGCAGTCCTGCATTTGAGTTAAACGGCAACGGCTATCATCATGTCAAACTGCGCATACAGAAAAAGCAATCTCCGACATGGGGCGGACTTATCACTTGGTCAGGCGGCAGCTTGGTCATTGATGAGCCTGCTTTTGATATAAACAACATCGCCACGCTCGATATTGATGTGCCGTGGTCAGGCATCATCAATGGCTTTAGCTTAAAACTTGCGTCAAGCGCAGACAACCTAAACTATTATTCAATTGACTGGATAGCAGTTGGCCGTCCGTCACCAGGCGCATCGAGTGCCGCGCTTTTAAGAGAGGAGCAAACCCGCGCAAACCAAGTGATGGCGCTCACCCAAGCAAACACTGCCCTTGATAGCAAGCTGAATACCCAAGTATCGCAGTTATCGTCTGCTATTACTGAGAACATGCAAACGCTCACGACAGAACAGCAATCGCAAGCGGATCGCATTACCTCACTCGATAGCAAATTTAGCAGCGATATTGGTAATCTATCTTCTAATATTACCGATATTAATAGCACGCTCACTAACGAGCTTGGCGCGCAGGCTGAACAAATCAACACCATGGTTGCTGATTATAAGCCGCGCTATACCGACGCATCACGCTATACCGACGCCGCGCGCTCAACGCAGTGGACGTATGCAAAAACGGTGGCGCGTGATAACTATGCAACCAATGAGCGCATCACCAACTTACAATCTGATGTTGCGAGTAGTAATGCAACTGTCACTCAAAGTCTAAACACACTAGCGACTAAGGATGAGGCGTTAGCATCTGATATCACGCAGCTAAAAACAGCAACAGGTGATAACAAAGCATTGATTGTCGCTGAGGCATTAACACGTACTGACCAGTTTGGCTCGCTTAGCAGCCAAATTAATACCGTGCAATCCTCAACCGCCACAGCACAATCTAAAGCTGACAAAGCGGAAACAGATGCAGCGACCGCTCAAACGGCAGCTAACAATGCGGCAACCTTGGCAGGCAATAAAGGCGAAGTGATCTACCAGTGGCAGACGCCTGCCGCCGCACGCCAACTACCCCAGAATCTTTGGATTGACACAACAGGAGGTAAGAATACGCCTAAGCGCTGGGATGGCAATGCATGGGTTGTTGTGACCGATAAAGCCGCAGTCGATGCGCAAGCTGCCGCTAATGCCGCGCAAGCAACCGCGACCGAGGCATTAGATAAGGCGAACACTGCGACGACCAACATCGCAACCATCAAAACAGATTTGAGCGCTGTTACAACGCAAAGCGGTGCAACGGCAAGCGCAGTACAAACCCTGCAAACGTCAGTTGGCACCAACACATCGTCCATTCAAACATCTAACCAAGTCATCGACGGGCTTCGCGCTCAATCAACGACTGTGCTTGATGTGAATGGCTACGTGGTTGGCACTGGTACTTATAACGACGGCAAGACTGGTACATTTGCTGTTAGAACGGATGAATTTTATATCGGTTCGCCGAATGGTAGTAAGTCATTAGGGTTTGTGCATTATGAAACTGCGCAAAATATTAATGGCGTGATTGTCCCAGTGGGTACGTATCTGCGCGACGCTTATATAGCCAACGGCACAATCACATCCGCAAAAATTGCAAACGCCGCCATCACAACGGCTAAAATTGACAATTTAGCTGTAACGACGGGCAAGATAGCGAACTTAGCGGTTGATACGTTGCAAATTAAAGGACAAGCGGTTAGTGTAAGCTCTGCGGTCAATAAAAGGGTTAGGGTTGAGGGTGCAAATGAGAACCCCATTGCTGCAGGCAATATCTCTGGAAAGCAATCCGTAGAACTACTGGATAGGTACATGGATTCAGGGGGGAACCCCGTAGTCATGGAGTTATACTTTTATGGCACAGAGATTACTAACGCAGGCAGTACGAATAGAATCACTATCGAATTTTGGGCAGGTTTAGACATGGTTGAGGAGTTCCGGTTTTACAGAAACTACGAAGAACTTTCAACTAGTTTTAAGGCTGTATACTCAGGGTTCAATGGTAACTTACGTTACTATGCAAAAGTTACTTGTAGCGCGGGCAGTAGATTAGAAGCAGCAAGTTATCTATTTTCTATATCCACACTTAAAAGATAAGGAGCTTAAATGTCTAGCATTCAGATATATGTCATAGATAAGCAAGGAAGGTTGGACCACGTAAGTACAGGTTCGATAGATAGTGTAGTTGCTTCTCTAAATGGTCTGGATTTTACTCTTACAAAACCACCTAATTTTTTTGAGCTGTGGTACTGGCATAACAACGCATGGCAATCAGAGCCAAAACCAACCCCTTAATTGGGGTTTTATTTTATCTAAATTTGAGGAAAATTTATGCCAAACAATATGCCGTTCTGGGACATAGTGCTGCTAAAAATGCTCACTTACCTGCCTAAAGTCTTTGCTGCAGTCATTGGGGCTGTGTTTGGCCTGATGCTGTCAGGTGACATCGGCAAAGACGGTAAAATACAAGTTAATATGTCGGTGATTGTTAAGTTTACGATTGCTGTCACAATCAGTTTATTCGGCGGCCAAGCACACATCGAGCTTTACGGGTGGCAAGACTACAGCATCATGACACACGGCGCGATCATGTTAGCGTGGGCAGTATTTGGCATGCTTGTCATCGGTATTGTTTACCAGTCAGTCGCACTACTGCAAGGCAAACCACTGTCCGCAGTCATTAAAGAAGTCAAGGACGCAGCATTCGCTATCTTTGGCAAATAACAGGAGCAAATCATGCGATTTAATTTAATTAAAACTGCAAGTCAGTTGACAAACATCGCTATCAAAAATAGTGAGATTGTCCAGCCGTATGTCAAACCAAGTCATTACCGACGCGGACTACTCGCACTCAATGCGCTGCATTACGCTCTACGCATCGCAGACAACAAATAACAACTCGCATTAATCACAGCCCCAATTTGGGGCTTTTTTAATGCTTAAAATAAGGTAAAAATTATGAGCGTATTTGATAAAATCTTTGACAGATTGATGAAGCACGAGGGCGGCTACGTTAATCACCCAAGCGACCCTGGCGGCGAAACCATGTGGGGTGTGACTAAGCGTGTTGCTCAAGCTCACGGCTATTGGGGAGATATGCGCAATCTGCCAAAATCACTTGCAAAACAAATCACCGAGCAGTCATACTATAAGGCGGTGAAAGGCGATCAACTAGACAGGCTGATTGCATGGCAACTGACAGATGCGGCATATAACCACGGCAACCGTCGCGCTGTTAAATTCCTGCAAGCTGCAGTAGGTGTAAGTCAAGACGGCTTGATTGGTCCGCGTACACTGGCAGCTGTAAATAAAATGGATAAAAACGATGTAGTATTATTATTTAATGCAGAGCGCATTGAGTTTTATACAGGGCTGCGCGGGTGGGTAAGCTTTGGTAAGGGCTGGGCGCGGCGTGTCGCTAAAAACTTACGTTATGCGGCTGTAGATAATTAAGCTGTGACATGATTCTTGACATCCTATCGTCATACACTATCACATGTAATCATATTGCATAATCGTAAGTCATTGATATTGTTAAGAGTGGATTTGATAGCGTGTGATAGAATGTGATGTAATCGGGTTCAACTCCCGCCATCTCCACCAAATATTAAAAATCCGATCACATAATGTGGTCGGATTTTTTTTGGTTTTAAATGTGTTTTATATTAAGTATTTATGAGGTCTAAAAAAGAGTTTTGGTAATCGGAGCAAAGTATTAATCATGAATAGGATTTATGAAAAGTAGTAGGAATCTAAGCAGCGGGTTCTCTATTATGGAACTGATACTGCGGAGACTTGGGTGGTGATGGTATTTTGCAAGCCGCCATTAATCAACTGAGAGACATAGTTTGGCGTCGCTTAGGTGGTTTGGTCTCCGGTTCGCGCTTAGGCCAGACCTGAGTAAGTACTGCTGACAAAAGATGAGGTGTTAGAGTAGAAGATAGTATCGATTTATTATGGGATCTGTTTAAAGCTCTTCACTTTGTGCTGCATAAGTGTTTAAGGCATTAGTACAAATATCATTGGTCTCATATATAAATTTGTACCAACCTTCAGAATCCTTATACAGATGAATGCCTGGATTTTGTATTAAATCTTCATCATATTTACAGCTCATTGTTGAGAAGTTATTAAGATCGAGCTTTTCGCACCTTCGCTCTTTATCAGATAATAATGGATCAAAACCCCAAACGGTTAAGCTATTATTAGTACTCATAGGCTTTACATCGTCATGTGAGCATACTGATGTAAAATTAGGAACTGATAGTTTTGATGTTATTTCGGTTTCATTTACTTCTGTGCTTAGATTAGTTGATTCTGTAGTTGTACTGTTATAACAAGAAGACAGTATTAACATAGAAAAAAGGAAAAAAGGAAAGTTTTTCATGATTATTTATCCGCATTGTCTAAAAAGGAATTAGGGTTTATTAAGTCACTTCTACGTTTGAATTTGCCGCCTGCCTCTCCTTTAATAGTCAAGTTAGAAGTGTCATTAATATTTGAGTACATTTCAAGATGTAACATATTGCTTGGAACATTGATTCCCTTGAGTTTTCCAACAGCACCAATAGGTTGACCTCTAGTTACTTCATCTTCTGCTTCAACTTTTATCGAACCTGGTGCCAACTCTCCATATCTGATGATATGATTCGGATGCTTAATAGTCACAAAATCGGTACCTGCATAAAAACTACCAGTACTTAACACAATACCTGACTCCATTGCTCTGACTGTCGTTCCAATCGGTGCATATAGATCTGCTCCTGCATGCTTGCGTTTACCACTTGAACGATTACTTCCAAAAGATCTCATACCTGATTTGTAATCTGCAGTTGCATCTATCGGCAATGGGTATAAGTAGTTTTTAGGCTTCTTAGCCTTATAAACATAAGGAATACCATTCCGATCAGCACTTGCTGTAATGACATCTTTTTCTACTTCCTTACCGTCTTCATACACTAGTACGGTTATATCAACACCTACTAGCGAATCATGTGTTCTACCTCTTGTACCATCATTTCCTGTTACAGATGTATTCTTACCATATTTAGTAGACTGCGTAATATATGAAAGCCCTGATAGTGGCTTATTCGTTGCTTCATCAACGAACTTTATGGTGATTTTAGCTTCATCTGAGGCAACCTCAAGCATTGGCCCTGTCTCTGTCTTTTTTTCAACCTCTGTTACCTTCAGCTTTTCTACTTTGATGACAGGGTCTTGCTCTGTTTGAGGTTTTGGCTTGTCATCTTGTTCACTTGTCTGTGGAGTAGTCGATGTTTCTTGATTTAAGATATCTGAGGCATCGCTAATATCTTCTCTAGTGATGTCTGTACCTATTATCATAGTCCATTGTTTGGAGCCATAGGTAGCGATGGCGGTTGTTTGAGCTCTATCTTGTCCATCGATAATGGTAAGCTTTTGACCAGCAAGGGCTTTGATAGTACTAATACCTTGGCTGTTTGCTCTTTTTATAGCAGATTGTCTGCCACGATATAGGGTTTTGAATTCGTAATGCGGTATGGGTTGATTGTTGTTGTCGACAAATTTGATGCTAAAGGCCACAACTGGGACTTTGAGTACTTTAGTCTGTCCGTTTAAGTCACCTGTGACCGGGAATGCCATTCTGTAAATAGATTGTTTTTTACCATTGTCATCATCAAGGTAGACGCTGATAGATTGGCTAACATCAGCTGTTATACCTGATTCGATACCTGAGCTATCGGTTTTATGGGGTTTGATATTGTTCTTGTACTCGAGATGGTAGGTTGTATTGGGTAATGGCTTACCTGTGTCGCCTTCTACTAGTTTTATGTTGAAGGTGACTTCGTCAACTATATTTCTATCAGTAGTGCTTTCATTTGGTTGATCTGAACTAGTAGATTCATCATTACTGATACTATTGTTACTATCAGTACTTTCCTGAGTAGCTTCCAATTTTTCATGTTCTGATAGTTTAGATGAATAGTTGTGTTTACCTAGGTAGACTATTTCATACCCTTGTACCTGTTCTGATTTTTGGACTATAGCTTCAACTAGTTTACCGTCTATTTTTAACTGAATTTTTGCATTTGGATGTCTGACTATTACGGGTAAGTTACCCTCTTCATCCGTTTTATGAGTAACTACTATTTTACCTAGACTAAATTTACCTTTATATTCGGAGCTAATTTCAACTTCTTTGTTAGGAATACCAACTTTTTTAGCATCTACAATTTTGACATATATTTTTCGTTTACAACAAGTTTGAATATCGTAGTGAGCGAACATATTCATGTATTTTGCTATACTAGTACCGTTAGCATCGGATTCATTGGTTTTACCATTTGTAGTTAAAAAACTTTTAACAGCTCCTGAACCTTTTAGATGTATAGCAGCTATTACGCCTGATTCAGTTACTTCAAAATCTTCATAACCACTTGCTCCTGTAATAGTTACGCCATAGAATTCGTTTAAATTCTTACTCCTTGAGTATCTACATAAGCGATTAATCCATTCATTGATCGCCTTCATCTGGATAGTACCGCTGCTTTTAAAAACATTAAGTGAAGTAGCACCAAATTTACCAGTCCAATAGTTCCCAGTCCCACCCCAGTCTTGAGTTTTTGAATTTTTAGTTCCATCAAAGCGATAACAGCCTACATCCTGTAATGCTTCTTCAGAAAACTGAAACAGTCCCACATAATTCCAAGGGTTCAGTATACTAACAGCTGTTGGGTTATCTACTTTAATGGCTTCTTGGTTATCCCCAGTATAGGTATAAGAATAACGTAAATCAGATCCTGACTCCTTTCTAGAAACAGCTCTAATATATCCTACTCTATCAGGAGTATAAATAACTCCTTGAACTGGTTTTATTAGTGAGCTCATATTATTTTTCCTTCGCTATCGACAACTGCTTTCTACAAGCATCAGGAGCATAGCTATAATCTAGAGGGTCTTGTACATCTATATATTTTTGTAAAAGTAGCTTGGTGCGCATATCGCTCCCAGTTATATTGTCCTTGATGAATGAGCAACCGTTGTAAAGTATACCTGTCATATCATAGCTTTTTGGGTTAAAAATATAAAATACTTGCCCTAAAGCACATTTACTATCAAAGCAAATCTTGTTGAACACATACTTTTTATTAGTATTTATATCTTGTATGTACACTCCTTCTCGTTGTGTTCCCATTGCATAAATTTCCTTGTGAGCCAAGTCGATAGGGCTGACAAGTTTAGAAATCATTTTTTGAAAGGCTTTGTCGTATCTTTTATCATAATTAGGATTACTACCTTCTATCGTTGGTAATTTCTCGTTCACTAGTTCAAATGGATAAGTAGTGAATTTCCCATCGCCATACTCATAATCTACATACCGAAAAGGAACTTCATTGATTGCCAGTTCTTTATTTAGTTTATCGGTATAGCTCACTGAGTCTGGTTCATTGGTTTGGTTGAAAGATTCGTTTACTTCTTCTTTTGAATTAGGAATTATCTTGAGCTGAACAACTGGTATGCTATCTCTATAACTTTGATAATCTTCTTCGTTTGTGGTTTGAGCTACACTGATAAATGGTGTCGTAAAGAGGAATATTGAAAAAAAGCATAGATTTTTATTATTAAACAAGTACAT